TTTAAAAGAACATGAAGATGCTGTGTTATTATTTTATGATTCAGAATTTGGCTCACCCCAATCTTATTTTGAATCATTTGGTATTGACACTTCAAGAGTATTACATACTCCTATTGTTGATGTTGAACAATTAAAGTTTGATTTAGTTGGTCAATTAGAAAATTTAGAGAGAGATGATAAGGTCATAGTGGTAATTGATTCCATTGGTAACCTTGCATCTAAAAAAGAACTAGAAGATGCACTGAATGAAAAATCAGTTGCAGATATGTCAAGAGCTAAAGCATTAAAGGGATTATTCAGAATGGTCACTCCTTATCTTACTATGAAGAATATCCCTTTGCTTGCTGTCAACCATACTTATCAAGAGATTGGATTATTTCCAAAGGCTATTGTTTCAGGTGGAACAGGTATCTATTACTCTGCTGATAATATTTGGATTATTGGTAGGAGACAGGTCAAAAAAGGTACTAATATCCAAGGATATGACTTTGTAATCAATGTAGAAAAATCAAGGTTTGTAAAGGAAAAATCTAAAGTACCTATTTCTGTAACATGGGAAGGTGGTATTGCTCAATACTCTGGATTATTAGAGGTAGCAATGGCTGGTGGCTATGTAGTAAAACCAACAATGGGCTGGTATGCTGCAGTGAACAAGGACACTGGAGAAATAATTGACCCGAAGGTCAGAGAAAAAGATACTGTAACAGAAGCTTTCTGGACTCCTATCTTTGAAGGTACGGACTTTAAGGAGTTTGTAAAATCATACTATTCAATTGGCCACAAACCAATGCTTGAAATAGATTTAGAAAGCACTTTACAAGAGGAGTAGAATAGTGTATAATATAACTAATGAGGATTATTCTATTGTAGAGAATCCTAACTCGGAATTCCATGGTGTTTTATTAAAAACAGGAATTTACAAAGAGGCAATAGTTGTTTATGGAACTGTATCAATAAAAGAATCCCCTGAACTTGATATGGCGACACTTGGGTTTACATTTAATATACAAGACCCCGGCGACCATGATTTTGATAAACTCAATGAATCAGAAGAGTTTAAAAATTATCTGGGCGCTGTATTACAACATATTATTACCGACAGTTTAGAATGGGGACAAGATAATAAATTAGCAAGGATTGGAATTGGAAATAACGAATCATCTACAGACACACATACTGAATCATCTCCTCAACAATGAGGACTATTGCAGAAGAGTTGTACCATATTTAAGGAAAGAATACTTTGAAGGTACACATAAGGTTGTATTTGACCTTATTACTAAATTTGTACATCAGCATAATAACTTACCAACCTCTAAGGTATTACAATTAGAGTTACGAAAGGTCAGTGCACCTGATGATGTACTAAATAATGCTTCTACATTAATCAATGAAATATCAGCCAAATCAGATATTGATACTGAATATCTAATTAGAGAATCAGAAAAGTGGTGTAGAGATAGAGCAGTCCATAATGCGATAATGGATTCTATTGGTATTATCGATGGTAGAGACAATGAACGAACAGAAGGTTCCATACCAGAAATACTATCAGAAGCTCTCGGTGTTTCATTTGACCAACAAATAGGTCATGATTATATTGATGATTCCGATGACCGATTTGATTTCTATAACAAAAAAGAATCTAGGATACCTTTTGATTTGGATTATTTCAATAAAATAACAAAGGGTGGATTACCTAATAAAACTTTAAATATTGCTCTTGCAGGGACTGGTGTCGGTAAATCCTTATTTATGTGTCACTGTGCCGCATCGGTCCTACAGCAAGGTAAAAATGTTTTATATATTACCATGGAAATGGCTGAAGAAAGAATCGCAGAGCGTATCGATGCGAACCTAATGGATTTACCTATCGAACAATTACAGAGGATTGGTAAACATGCATTCGATACTAAAATACAGAAAATTGCTCAAGCCTCTATAGGTAAACTAATCATTAAGGAATATCCTACAGGCTCTGCTCATACCGGACATTTCAGAGCATTACTAAACGAATTAAAACTTAAAAAAGCATTTAAGCCAGATATGATATATATCGACTATTTAAATATTTGTTCCTCTAGCCGCATGCGTGGGCTTGGGGGGAGTATAAATAGTTATTCATACATAAAAGCTATCGCAGAGGAATTGCGTGGCTTGGCTGTGGAATTCAATGTTCCAATAGTATCGGCAACACAGACTACAAGGTCTGGGTATTCAAATACCGATGTCGGACTAGAGGATACATCTGAATCATTTGGGTTACCAGCTACGGCAGACCTTATGTTCGCTCTTATTTCAACAGAGGAACTAGAGGAACTTGGCCAAATGTTGGTAAAACAATTGAAAAATCGTTATAACGATCCTACCAAATACAAAAGATTTGTGATTGGTGTGGACCGTTCCCGCATGAAACTATATGATGTAGAGGAATCGGCTCAGGCAGATATTATGTCGGACCCAATTCCTGATAAACCAATAAATAAATTTGGCGATAGAGATTCGGAAGATACTTTTGCCAACTTTAAAATATAAAGGAGAACTATATGAATATGTTAAATACAGCAAAAGCATGGTTAATGGACCGATGGGCAGAACGCACATCTTGGGACGGTGGACTTATTGTCGGCCTATCATTATCCTACCTATTACTAGGTGGACTTGTTGACTTAGTAGCTTGGGTAGCCCTTGCTTACGGTGTATACACTTTTATTGCAAAAGAAGTATAATAACCTTTTAATTATGACAATTCATGGGGGGCTTTCAAAGTCCCCTTTTTATATCCCCACAAAATATATATAAAATTTATATACTTTATTTTCATTAGCGTGTTTACATTTGCTCCTAGATGGTGTATAATATACCTATATTTAAAATTAATGATAAGGAGTTAAATATGTTAAATGCAAGAATACTAGGCAACCAACCAGAACCATCACTAACGATGGATGGATACGAAATTGTAGATTTCGAAGTAAGAACAAGAGATGAATCTCTTTTCGAAAAGGGCAAAAAAATCATAAATGATTATATTGCTAACAATCCTACATGGGAAGGATGTCAATTATTTATCAACGACCCAATGACAGTTGGTATATATCCACAAGATAGCAAAGGTGCTACATTCAACGAAATTGTTTTAAAATTAGAATCATTAGGCTTTTATGGAAAAGCTGCTGGTTATGCGGAGGTAAAGTAATGAAAAATTTAGTTATAAACACCCAATATATGGAAAACTACGGCGATAGGCTTGACCCATATATGAAGTTCAAGGGTGGTAACACCTTTATCCTACCTAACTGTGGTGACCTCGATGAGAATGAGATTGCAACTTTAGTTGCTAGGGTAAGGCCTTTTATTTGTACATCCTTCGAAGAGTCCAATGGTGGCTGTGAGGAATACATTAATGATTTTGGTGTTGTGGAAAGGTCAGAGATAAATATCCCAGCATGGGAAACAGTTACAGAATTTCATTTCCTTAACGAGGACGGCTCACCTAGCTTTATGAAGGTTACTGACAACCGTGAAGATGGTTGGATGCGTAAAGAAATCTTAGAGAGAATCGAAGCTTGGGTTGGCGATATGTCATCTGAAACCAAGCGTAAGGAATACACAGACGAATATCTTATGGAAGATGGCGACTTTGTTTATGGTCCAAAAGGCCTAAGTAAATGGTTAGAGGCCAATACACCGGCTGTGGAATCTAAAATCACAAGAGAAATTGTTTTCTAATATGATTACGGCACCAGCGGCTGTATTAAAGCGACTGGGGTTTATGACCGAACATACAAGGTGGAATGAGAAGTCCACCAACATTTTTATTAATTTATTTGGAGTATAATATGGCTGATTTTAGAATCGTGAAAAAAACAAAATGTAGAACAAAATATAAAGGTATTGGTGTTGATACCTTACAACATATTAGATGGCAACCTAAAATATATAGTGACCCATTTATATTTGATTTTGATGTTGTAAAACAAAGAATCGAAGACCGCAGACAAGCTGGATACGAAGATGATGTATCAACAATTAAAAGAAATATTGTAAGAGTCTGTGGTGATAATCCAGGCACGTTTGATGATTTTTTACAACTTTTGGAAGCATAATGGATAAAATACCAGCATTTAAGGTTTCCTTTACAGATAAAAATGTAAAGGAAATTGAATACACATTTGCAAAAATACAAGAGGCAATTCTATTTCAGGTTGGGTTAAAGAAAAAAGGCTACGAAACCAATCTGAAAAGAGTCCTATTGTGATTGAAATAATTGTATTCGCAATCTGTATAATAGGTGCTTCTTGGCAGTCATATCAATCTGGCATTAAAGAAGGAGCATCTAGGACAGTAGATAAACTACACACCTACGGAATCATTCGATTCGACAATAAAGGAAACATTAAACCTAATAAATTCTTTGATAAGTAACTCTTCACTTTACTTTTGTTATAAATAGTGTTATAATATAGGAAGTATTATGAAGAGATTTACAAAACACTTAAATGAAATGTCACAAGCCGCACTTCAAAAGAAGTTGGTTGGTTTAGACACAAGAATTGATAAACATTCAAACCCTAAAAGGGTCACCAATACTGGTGGTATGTCAAGTGCTGAATTTAAAAAATTAGTATCAAAAGTGGCAGATAGTGATGTAGAGGTTGTTGCTCCAAACACAGGAAACAATAAATCATCTGCATATGATATGTTTTCATTTGAGTTAGATGGTAAATCAATGAATGTAACACTTTCCAATCCAGTTGCAGGAAGAGGTTCAGCCTCAACAGATTCAAACGAAGAATCATTAATGCTAGTCATGGCAGCAATGTATAATGGAGGAAAAGATAAAGATTCTATTATATTAAAATGTCAAGAGGCAACTACATTTAAAATGTGTGTTGATAAAGATGGTAAAGAATTTACTATCGTTAAGGCAAAGGAATTGGTCGCATATCTACAAGAAAAAGATGATTGGTTTGATTCTCATTTAGCACAAGCAAAAGTATTTAAAGCGGCCTTTACAAAACCAAAAAGAATTGAAATGGATAGAAGTTCAATTGATGTTTGGACTCAAGCAAAGGCTTTATTTCAAGCAGAAGATGCTTGGGGTGGTAAAAATCCAGATAAAGATAAATGGAATCCAGCAGATATATGGATATATTATGAAGACCTTCCAAACCATGATAATATAGATGATTTAAATAAATACTTATATGATTCAGTAATAAAAAAACAAGGAATCGTAGGTGTTTCTCTTAAAAAAGGAACCGGTAAATTATCATATGTAAATGCAGGAGAAAATCCAGAGATTAAAGTTAATAATATTAAATCTCAATTTGGTAAAAACTTTACACTTGGTGTGGATATGGAATTTTTAGGTGATGGAATACCACCAGATTTCAGTTTATATTTTAGAATTTTCCAGGCAACTGATACTGATACAATAAGAGGCGAAGGAACTGGTAAAAATGCTATGCAAGGAAAGGTAAAACTTGATATGTTGGATATATTATCAGGTGGTAAATACGCAGAACGTATTAAAAATGCTGGTGGTCCAAATATTCTTAAATGGGACAGTAGCAAAAAAGAGTATGAATTAACTCCAAATGGCTTGAAAAAATTTAAGAGTGTTGAAAAGAAATGGAAAAAAATGAGAAGATGGAAAAATATAAAATATAAACGAGGGTCTAATTTAGCTCAATACGAAAGAGCATTTGCAAAGGGTGTTGTTGGTTTTTTAAAAGAATTAAATAAAGGAAAACCAAAACCTGGTAATAAAGATGCTTATATCTCATGGAAGGAAAATCAAGGTAAATCCATGATTAACTCTAGATTCCAAACAATAGAAATGGTGTGGTTATTAAATAAAATGCCACTAGAACAACAAAATAACTTAGCTGCAGGACTTATAAAATTTGCAAAAAGTATGTCAGATTGGTCAGCAGCGCACGCGAAACTACAATAATGAAATCATTAAAAACTTATTTAGCTGAGTCAAAAAATACACATATGACTCATATAGAAGATTTAATCCTTGACGGAGGAGTCAAGGGTGCACGCCAAGCTATCCTAGCGCTTAGATCACTGAGGGATATGTTGAACGGTAACGCAAAAGCACCAATGGACGTTACGGTTAAGTGGGACGGTGCACCCGCCTTATTTGCTGGAGAGGACCCATCTGATGGTCAATTCTTTGTGGCAAAGAAAG